AAAAGAATGGTGGTAAAATGGAAATGGGTGGATCTTTAAAGAAGATAGCTTCTGGTAAGAAGATGGCCAAAACAAGTGTTAAAATGGCTAAGAAAAAGAATGATATTATGATGAGCAAAAGTCAAACCATGAAAATGGGTGGCAAAGCTAAAAAGAAATAATCATGGCAAAAGCAAGTAAAAAGAATTGGATACAGGATGTAAGTAAATCTATTAAATCTAGAGGAACAGAAGGAAAATGTACACCAATAACTAAACCTAGTTGTACAGGAAGAGCTAAAGCTTTAGCAAAAACCTTTAAGAAAATGGCAACTGAACGTAAGGGTAAATAATGTCCAAACTTAGAATTAAGAATAAAGTTGATAACTGTGAATTATGTGGAAATGAATTTAAACATTATTCATGGGATAAACAACGGTATTGTTCTAAAGATTGTGCATATAAAAAATCTAAAGTTGAACAAGTTTGTTTAGTTTGTGATAAAATTACATTAAAATCTAAATCTTTATCTAATAGAAATAATAAAAACTATTGTAGTAGGGAATGTTATAATTTAAGAAATGTTGCTGCTAAAAGATTAAAAAGAGGTACAGCTTTTTGGGAAAATTTATTAAATAATTCTTCTTGTGAGTGTGGAGAAAATAAAACATACTTATTACAAATACATCACATTGATGGAAATCATCAAAATAATGATATGGAGAATCTTGAAATAGTTTGTCCTACATGTCATGTTAAAAGACATTTAAAGAAAAATAAATTAGGAAAATGGATATATCATCCTAAATCTTTAACTGATAGACAACTATTAAAAACTTTATAAATAACAATCTAAAATTATACTAATGAAAAAGACAGTTCGTAAACCTATGGCAGCAGCTAAGCCTGTTGCTCCTGCAAGAAAAGCAGCTCCTGGTCCTGGTATTCCTCCTCCTGCTCCTGCTCCAATGGGTGGTGGTGCTCCAATGATGAAGAAAGGTGGTAAAGCTAAGAAATACAAATCTGGTGGTACAGTATCTATGCAATTAGGTAGCTATGGTAAACAAATTGGTAAAAACTACTCTGGTAAGAGTGGTGGAGCTAAGGTGGGTAAATGTAAAAACGGTTGCTAATGAAATCAGGTAAACCTAGACCAGCCCCTAAAGTAAAACCTCCTAGTAAAGCTAAGCCTAACTTTATGAAGGAAGCTGATACAAAGGAAAGGTTAAAGAGTCCTATGTGGCCCATGAAACAAAAACGTTTGTCAAAATAATAAAAGAGCCCCCTATTTGGAGGCTCTTTTTATTTGTTCATAATATTCATTATTAAAATGTGGATTGAGATGTATCACTCCTTTTGTATTATCTAACACTCTGTCAGCCTGAGCAAGTATTACATCATTAGATTGTATTCCCATTCCAGAAATATGAAATGTATTCATTCCCCATCTATAAAGCATAGTGGGTTTTCTTTTAGATTCAAATATCTTGGCACTATGCCCATATGTAATATTATCATCTTCTGTACCAGACAAATCTGGAAATTTAATTCTATCTAAATACTCTTTAGTGTATATATTTCCATTGTTGATATTACTATTAATACCTTCAAAAATATTGTGTACAAAGAAGTACATACCTGAGCTTCTATAAATTTCATATCCAGGGTTCTCTAATATATCTAACGTAGCATTAGATAGTGCTGTCTTATTTAAAAGATCATCATCATCTAGTCTGTAAATATAATCATAGTTACATTGTTTATAGCCCCATTCAATTTTAGCTGCTATAGAAGGAAATCTTTCTTTATGATTAATGATTCTGACATCTTCATGATCGTAAACATAATCTACATCAGGATTATCATTAATTATAACCATTTCTTTAGGATGGAAGCTTTCGTTCTGTAAAAACGATTCAATAGCTTCTTCTAATAAATGGTGTCTTTTGTATGTAAGTGTTAATACAGAAATCATTTTGGTTTTATTAATCCGTTTTCAAAATAAGTTGGTAAAATTTTCCAGTTGTGACAATACATATCTTGCCAGGAGTTAACATGATCAGGACCAAACCATGTTTGAGGAGCTACAACTATTTTATTTCTATATCTAGATAGATAGGCTGCCCACCAGCTAAAAGAACTATTAGATATAACAAAGTTATTACACATAGATAAGATCCATAATTGTTCTTCTGATGTATACCCTAATAAGAAATGCATATTAGGTAGATGAATATTCTCTTTACACCAATCAAGATCATCACTAGCTATTAAATACACTCTTGTATTCTTTATGTGCTCTAGAGCCTTATGTATGTATTCTGTTGTAATTACAGGATGATAATTAGGATAGTGTAAATAATCTCCTCTACGAACATTTATTACAGTTACATCACCTTCAAATATAAAAGGAAGTTCTTGCTTTATTCTATTTATGAATTCAGCAGGTGGGCCAAATAAGTTTTTTATATTTTCACTATATCTTTCAAAGTATCTTTCACTTTGATAATATCCATAATAGAATGTAGGCTGATCATCAGAAGGAACTGCTAGATTTAAATTCTTACTATCTTCTAATACATCTGTAAATTCTAGTTTCTTAAAGATGTTCTGAGAATAATCATTTCCATGATATTGCACATGAGGTTTATAGATAACAACTTGCTTATTATAATCAAGCCCTTTTGCATAAGCATGAGCTATCATAAACAAGTTGTTACCTAGTCTACCCCCTAACAATGGTAGTATATAATCACGATTAAGCAAGATTTCTAAATTTTGATACATCATCTCCTTCAAGAGTGATTTCTGTTTGGAATACATCACGCTGTCTTTTAACACCCTTCACCTTATTAGTCTTAGTATCAATATCCTGAATATCTCTAGAACGTTCGTGAATATCATTTAATAACACTAATAGACTACCATCTTCCATTTCAACACTCCTAATCACCATGTTTGTGTTAAAACTGTCTATTCTAATTACATCTCCATCTTTTCTGGAGTAGAAAAATTGACTCATATTTATTGGTTTAATTGTTTATAAAACTGTTTTGATAATGATTCTATCTCATAAGCATACACTTCATCTGTTTCATCTGAAAGCTTAACACCACATCCATCTAATATATTATATGTAAGATGAAATAACTCATGATGAACAATGCTTGTATCTTTCACTGTTTCTTTAGGAAACCATAAGACAAATGTACTGCCTAAATCATCAGATAGTGTAAGACCATCTGCTACAAAGTCATCAGGTTTAAACTTCCTATCTAATATAGCTTCTGCGTATTCTTGAGCTTCAACTGTATTATTTGTAATAATAACATATGCATCCATAGGAAATGTTCCACCATTAATAACAAACTTTGTTGTACTATCCATTTTCTTATTTTTTACTATTATGATTGCAAGAAGTATGATCACTACAACTATTGCAAATATACCATATTTACTTACCATATTCATAGTCTAAGATTTTACCCACTATATCACTACGGTGGTTTTCTTTTAATTTAATCCATTGTATCTCATCAATCTTCTTAGATAGTTCTATAACATAACTAAGTCCGTTAGCTTCTCCTGTTTTATTTCTAATGTCTGTTTGCTCAAGGTCTCCATTGATAATAATCTTTCCTGTTTTACCAAGTCTGGTGAGAATGGCCAGCATTTGATCTTTACTTAGATTCTGAGCTTCCTCTACAACAAGAACATCATCAATAGTCTTTCCCCTGATAAACTGAATAGGATAGGCTAAGATTCTTGATTCTGATACAAGCTTATCAAGAGTTTCTTTGTCCTTACATTTGGCTAGATTCTCCATAAAAGCTTCTAGATAGGGATTGAACTTCTCATCTAGCCCTCCAGGAAGAAAGCCTAATGAATTACCCACTTCAATAGTTGCTCTAGTTACATAGATGTTATCACATTCTTTCTTCAATAGAAAATCAAGAGCAGTTTGGGCACATACTAATGATTTACCAGATCCAGCTCTACCAGTAATAACAACTATTTGATTCTCTCTAATAGTTTTTTTAGCCTCTTTCTGTTCTTCATTCAGTTGTACATTGTATTTAATGTCATACTTCCTTTCCCTGTTTGATTCTTTCATATTTGAGTTTTAGTGTTTCACGTAATTCATTTACGCTTTTATACTTGTATACATCATTCTCTACATTAGTGTGTTCATCTAATGTCAAAAGTATGATGTTTTCTTCATCAAACGCTGCTTCTGGGTATTTTTCTTTTGGAAGAATGTGATGAAAATAAGTGTGTAGGGGTTCTTTACCTAGTGGTGTACCACTCACCTCAGATGTGTGTAATCTTCTTTTCCATATAGAGAGGAAGAAATCTCGCATTTGTTGGATTTGTTGGACATTATCCTCATTTTTGGGCTTAATGTAGGTAATATCCAACTTTTTTCCAACTAATGGTTTTCTGATTTTGTGCCTAAAACAATATTCTCCTTCACAATTCTTTCCACATGTTTTACATTTAGCTTTCATTATTTTGCATGAATTTTAAATAGAAATAATTATTATATGTGTTTGCATATAATTGATTACTAATGAGTTAACTTATATGTAAAAACATATAATGTCAAGTATTTTGCACTATTTACTTGACACCTGTACTACCAAATCCACCTTCTCCTCTATCTGAAGGTTCTAGTTCTGACACTATATCATATGACACTTCTAGCACTTCTTCAAAATAAATCTGTGCCACTCTATCACCTATATTATAGGGAAATGTCTGAATTGTAACACCATCATAACATAAAGGAGTGAATACAGCTACCCACTCACCTCTATAATCAGAATCAATTACACCAAATGAGTTGTTCATCACCCAATCGTGTTTAGTGATGTTACTACGTGGTACAATGATTCCTTTATATCCCTTAGAGATTTCTGTTTTAAATCCTAGACCAACAGTCACCTTATCCCCCTTACTTGTAATGTGATGAGCGTATACATCATAACAAGCTGCTCCAGATGATCCTTTAATAGGCATTTTGGCATCTTCTGTTATTTTCTGTAATTTAATCTTCAACATGTTCTTCGGTTTTGATTTCTGTGTTATTGATTTTGTTAATGATGCTTGCTTTGATTTCATTGTAAAATTCTTCATTGTCAACAATCATACTCTTAAAATCATCAAGATTGTATTTGATGTTATTGAATGTCATTGTCTGGCCATACTTTCTACCAAGCTCAAGGTCATTTAAAAGTTCCATAATCTCTCCAATCTTATCAATACCCTGGCCATAGATGATATCAAACGAATGCACTCTATAAGGAGCAGACATCTTGTTCTTAATAGCCTTCACCTTAGTAATGTTACCATAGTTTACATCTCCATCTTTACCAAGACTCTTACTCACCTCAATTCTACAATCTGTATAGAACTTAAGAGCATGTCCACCTTGAGTTGTTGTAGGGTTACCGAACATCATGCCAATCTTCTCTCTATACTGACTAACAACAATAACACAAACATTGTGTTCAGACAGAGCACTCTTAAGTTTAGGATAGGCATTGCTATTCAATAAGGCTTTCTTACCAATAGAACTATCACCTACATCACCATCTAACACCTTCTTAGGAATTAAAGAGCTATCACTATCGATTATCACTAGATCAATATCACCAGTGTTAATCATATCCATAGCAATTTGAAAACCTTCCTCACCGCAACTAGGCTGAGCAATTAACATCTTAGTAGTGTCTACACCAATAGCTTCAAAGTAGTTCTTATCTACAGCATGTTCACCATCAATATACAAAACTGTTCCTCCCTTCTTTTGACACTCAGCCACAGCATGACCACAGATAGTTGATTTACCAGAACCTTCCCAACCCATCAGCTCATATAATTTACCTTTAACAAATCCTCCAGTTCCCAATGTAATATTATCAAATCCAACACTACCTGTACTGATTACATCATAATCACCATTTGTTTTACTGTCTAGTGTTAGCACAGTTCCAGCACCATAAGTCTTGTTAAGCTTATCTAATGCATCTTGAAACTTAGAAACTCCACCCTCTTGTTTAACTGTTTTAGCCATAATTTAGTTGTTTTTATTGTAACAAATTTAATCTTTTTTAGTTACATTTTGAAATAAAAAACCCCCCAGATGTAGACACATCAGGGGGTAAAAATCAAAATGCATACTAATTTGATGGAGGAGGTGTGGTCTCTTTTAGCGTAGATATACCTCTTATGTTTCTTGGTTCATAAGGGCAATGTCTACATTTATTACCACAACATTCTCCTTTTTCTCTTAAATATTTTTCTGTAAAGATTACATATCCATATTCTAGATAGTAGTCTACATCTTTTACAAAATCTCTTTTTTCGTTTTCCATATTATGTGTGTTTATACGATTTCACAAGCACCACTCCCGCAAGCAACAGCTTGACCAAAGTCTACAAGATCGTCAATTTCCATTACATTAGAAAGATCAATAGCTTTTAAGTGAGACACTCTTTTGTTATATTGTTCTTCTGTAATGTCTTCAAATGGAGCCTGTTGATATGTGTGATTGAAAGCAGGTAGTACACTAAGGCCATTGTAAAACTGTCTATTCTGCCACATCCATTCTCCTACAACTTCCCATTCATCTTTATTAATAACAGTTCCAAATCCACCATCATTCCAAGGATAGGTTCTATTCTTATCAATAGAGATTGTAGCACTTACATTATGTGTATTGTCTCCTTTAATATGTCCTGGCTTAATCCATTCTGTAGAGAACTTCTTAACACGTTCAAGAGTGTCTATAGCTGTTTCTGTTCTAAATATAGATCCTTCAGGGGCTTTAACAGGAATTCTTACACACAATGTATCTTTTGGTCTGAGCACATCATCTTCGCATAGTTCTGGATGATTTATCATTAAATACATAGCAATGTCTTCATTCTTATTAAATCTCATTGTTCTAAGGTAGTAAGGAGCATGCCAAGCATGAATACCACTTGCTGTACCAAGAACAAGACTAGTTGTTCCAGAAGGCTTAATACATGTAATTCTAGCAGCTTCATTAGTGCCTATTAAAGCAGAGATGTCTTGATTCACTGTAATAGCTGTATTAGCAGCATATTCTAAGTTATATTTAAGAATCTCTCCAGAAGCTATACCAGTCATACCAATTCCTAACAATGCATCTTTTTCAGTGGTCTTTTGCCATACATCTCTAAGATAGTGAAAATCAAAGAATCCTGCTTGTAATGTACCAAAGAATGCAGCAACAGCTACACGATTGTTTAGATCTTCTTGATCAACTACATCACTTACATTCACCTCACATAGATTACAGAACTGATAGGGCCTAAGAGCAATTTCACAACATGGGTTAGTTCCCCAATCTTTATTGTTTGTCCAATAGATTCCTGGTTCACCACTTCCACTAGCTTCAATTCTCTTCCATAGGTCAGTAAATTCTGCAGCAAGTACTTCTTCTCTTACAAGAACAGCTGAGTTATTAGCTCTACCACGTTGTTCATTTAGTTCCCACCAGTTTCCATACTTACATGTAATCATTTCCTCATCATCATAACTAAATAGAGCAATCATAGCTGAACGTCTAATACCACCTGCAAGAACACTGTTAGCAATGTGACACATGATATCATGACATTCTAATGGTGTAAGTTTGCTACCGTTCTCTTTTCTCTCCATAATAGCATCAATATGTGTCAATGCTATCTTAAGAGGTTCAGGACCAGGAGCTTTACCACCTGCTGTTACAAGTCTAGCACCCTTGTGTCTAATGGCCCTAAAGTCAAACCTAGGCTTAAAACCTCCTTCAAAATAAAACTTCATTAACACTTTAGCAGCATCAGCCCATCCCATGATAGAATCTTCAATAAGCCATGTTTTCTGCTTATATACATCTTGTCTTTTAATAGGTGGTAATTGATCTACGTGGTGTTTTTGCACTGAATAGCCCACTCCTGTGCCTCCTAACAATAGAAACATAGTTTCTGAGAAGCTATAAAGACTATCCACTGGTAAGAAACAACAGTTATAAATACGTGAGTTATTCACCTCAGCTGCAGGACCTGCAAACTGTAGAGCTCTCATAGATGGTAACACCTTCTTTTCTCTAATAAACACTGCACTATTCTTAATAGCTGTCTCTAATTTAGGATATTTTTTAATCATCATATTCTGATATCTATCCACTATCTCATCCCAGGTTTCTCTTCTTTTTTGATCTGGGAGGTATTTAGCATACTTACTAAACACCGTAATTTTACTCAATGCATCTAATCCTAAATCCATATTTAATTGTTTTTGGTTAAAAAATGAAGGGTAGCGAATGTACGACTACCCTTCTTAAAAACCAAGAGAATTTAAAAATTCTAGCTAACCATTCTTCTTATTATCATCCCTAATTCAGCATCATTTGGATGATTTTTAACCAGACTAGTTAGTTCAATATTTAAGTCCATTAGCTTTTGTAAATACAGAGTAGCGTCCATTAATTCTTCTTGTAAATGATTAAAAAAATCATCATAATTGTTATTTTTTAATGTAGTTCCATACTTAGTAATTCCTTTTTGACTTCTTTCTAAGTATTTGTCAATAACATCTTCTACTATTAGATCTCTCATTTTTAAATTGTTTTAATTACAAATCCTGTTTCATCTTTTTTTGCTTGTCCTTTAGCTCTAAGTCCAATTACATGTTCTTTTGGATCTAAAAATCTAACATCGCTTTTGTCACCATCATATATAGGAAACTTTTTCCACATATTTGGTAAATCTTTATTCTTTTTAGTATTAAAAACAACAGCTACATTAAATCCAAGACTTAAAGCTATTTCACATTCAGCTTCATTTTGTTCATTTTTACTAAATGTAATATGATAGTTCTTTGGTATTTCTTTTTCCAATCTATTTAATACTTTTGTATAATCATAGAATTGTACATTAGGAAATTCATCCATAAGTCCAAACCTAGTCCATTCAATATCAGAAGTGCCATTAAGCCTTATTGCTGGAATCATATCATCTTTCTTAGCTTTTTTAACAATAGACTTTATATCTTGTTTTAAAAGATGTAAAAACACATCTCTTTTTTCAAAGAAAAGTTTTGTTCTTTCTATTCTAGCTTTTTGTACAGTGCTAAATGCTCCATGTCCTGCTGTATATAGACAAGATTTTGTACAACCTTTAGATCTTTTTGGACAAACTTCATATCCAGATATATCAGCAGGAGCTAATGATAATATTCCAGTGAGAACTCCAAGCTTTTCTCCTTTTTCTGTTTTATAATTACTTGTTGATAATAAATACATTACATCTTATCATTTAACAATTTAAAAGATTCTTCAATAGCAGCTTTTTCAGCTTCTTTTCTAGTGTTAAATTTTCTATCTAATGCTCCATTGTTAGAATGAAATATGAAATTCTTATAAGCACTGTCATAATCAATTACAATAAATATTTCATGTTCATCAAATAGATCAAATAGAGCCCTAGGTTGAGCATCTATTAATGTAGCAAACTGCTCATCTTCATAATCATTTGAGTTAATAAAATCTTTGTAGTTATCAGGAACATTCTTATCATTTAGAGAATCTGCAAGCTTGTCTAGATAGAACTTCTTAACCACTTGTCCTGCTTTATCATACGTTTTTAATAATTCTAATCCTTGCATATTCTTTGTTTTAATGTTTTACTAGATTCAGCCCACCAGTCTCTTTCAAAATTATATTCTACAGGTTCATCATCTCCATGTATGATGCAATCTTTATATAGAATATCATTCTTCTCACTCTCCATTTGACAGAAGAGAATTGTGGCTTCTTGACCAAACTTTTCTACTATTTTGTTTAATAATTCTTCATTATACATTTTCTTTAAGTTTATCTAGGTTAAGAGTTTCTTGTTCTTCATTAAAGCCATCCCAAACTTCCCATTCTTCATCAAATTCCACCCCTAACTTATCTTCCCAATATTGGCGTAAATCCTCTGTTTTGTTAAAGACACGATATTGAAGACTTATTTCATCTTTGTGCAATCCGTTTAGCTTTAACTTAACAATTTTAGGGAATATAGACTGGAACTTCTTTGATGTTTTAGAATACTTGCCTTCATATATCAATGTTATGTCAGAAGCAAGTTCTTTGTTGATTTGATAAACAACAACAACATAACCTGCTTCATAATCATAATCATCAATAACCTGTTTAGTACGTTCATACTCACTGTCTAGAAAGTTTCTAAACTTGTACAAGTCTTTGGGCTTGAAGAGCACATATACAGAATTCTCATATTGTACGTCTCTTCTTTCATCTTTAATATATCCGTTAATATACCCATTGTCAAGCAACCTTTCTCTACCTATACCAAGAGTGGGTACAATGAATATACTAGTGACAGTCTTCTTTACTTCCATCTTATAATTTTACAACTCCATTATTAATATAATTCTCTCTGGTAATATTCCAAATATCATTCTCAATAGCCCAACGCAGGTCTAGTATTAAGCTTTCAACACCTGGATACTTTTTACCCTTATGTTCAAACCCCTTCTTAGCATCAAGCATAGAATCAATAGTTGTTTGATAGAGCAATGGAGACATATAATTGGTACTGTCACACACAATGAATATAGGATCTAGAATAGTGTAACCAAGATTTTGGAAGAACCACTTAGCAGCATAGAAATATAAATAAGCCTGAATATAAGCTCTTCTATAGAGATAGTATTCTTCATAAAAGTTTTCTACACTCCATGTGCACTTAAGATCATACACTTGAATAGTCTGTTCTGTATGATCAACAATCACCTTATCCATCATACTCTTAAACAGATGACCATTCACTGTATATCCTTCCACTTGTAACTGATTGTATACAGTCCATCTACCACTATTCACCTTGTTTACAATCTCTGCAGTGATAGGATTACTCTTGAGCTCTTCTACAATTCTATTAGCATTAGTGATGTCTTCAGCTGTTACAACAGTGAGCCCTTTGCTTCTCACTTCTCTAATCTCTTTGTAATAAACCTCAGCATCACTTCCTATGAACTTACCTAGAACAGCATCTATTTTAATTTTAAATCCTGAATCTTTGTAAGCATCTTGACATATAGCTTCAAAATCTCTAGTGATATTACCATCACTATCTGTAGCTTCTACAGTGTGCTTATATAGAGCTTCGACAAATTCAAGCATAAGTCCTGTAGGAGCAGATGTAACAATAGACATGTGAAACTTCTCATCAAATAGATGTTCCTCCATTAATAATGTTTCCACTAGTCTACCAGTGACAGAAGCTTTACTATCTTCATCATCCACCTTTTCACCAAGAACATATTTCTTGTGATATTTCTTTCTATTCGTAGAGAATTCTTTCAAACTAGAAGAACTGTCCATCAACGTAGCTCTATACTGAGCTTCAGTTTTTAATGCTCCTTGTATCATTCTGTTTCATTTTTAGTTAAAAAATCCATATTTCTTTTTAAATTCTTAGGGAGCTTATCTACTATATCATCTAGTATTTCTACATCCCATCCTTTTCCATTCATTGGGTTACCATACACTCTAATATCATCGCTGTACAGATGTTTGATTATTCCCTTTGGAAATCTAACTATCCATACAGTGTTTACATTAATTCCATAGTCTATGATGAACAAAGCTTCACCATCTCCTAAGGGTGTATGCACCTCAATTGTTGGATTTAATTGGAGCATTACCATATTGTTTCTGTTTAAAGGCTGAAATGATTTTTTTCTTTCCTTTTGATATATTTGCTCTACCTTTATCACTCATCGTCTTATATTTTGTACCTTTTTTAGCCTCAGATATTTTTTTTCTAGTCTCTTCAGAAAAAACTCTACCTTTTAAAGCTTTTGCTATTTTATCAATTGCTTCTTGTGGTAATCTTTTTCCTTTATTAACTAATGAAATTTTATATTTGACTTCTTGTGTACGTGGAATTCCTTTATTCCAAGGAATTTTTCCTAAGTTAGATTTAGAAATTCTAGATTTTGTTTCTTCAGAAACAATTTTACCTATTTGCCATTGAGACATTAGTTTTTTAGTCTCTTCTGAATGTTTTCCTCCTTTTCCAGGAATTCTAATATTAAGAAGTTCTACTAAACAATCTTTATAAAATTCCCAATAAACAAGTTCATATCTATCTAAAACTTCTTGAGAAATATCGTTAGGTAATTCACAGATGATATCAAAATTATGACTCTCTACTCCATATTTTATTATAGAATTATAAAGTCTTCTTTGTTTTATACCAAATGTTTTTTGGTATTGATCAAATCTTCTTTTAAAATCCCAAGTTTGTCCTATGTAAACTTTACCATTAGGATTTGTTATCTTGTATATTCCTATCATTTAATAAATTTTGTATTATTAATAATCTCAAATATGCAGATAAACTTAACCCTAATGAGTTAGCTTTAATGTTAAGTTTTTCTTTAATATCTTTTTGTATTCTAATTAAGATAGTTTCTTCATTTTTCATTTGTATATATTTTGTTTATACAAATGTAATACAAATAATTTAAACTACCAAATTTATTTTTCAAAAGTTTGAAGAAAAGCATCAATTACATAAGGATACATTGCTCTTATTTCTCTTGGTACATGTTGAAAAAACCATTTCACTTCTATGCCATACTCATTACCATGAGGATCAACTCCTTGTGGATGTATTAACCAGAATTGATGTGTTTCTTCACCCAGTGTAACAGATCCTTCATACCACACTTCTGTAAATGAAGGTGTTTTGTTAATTTCAATCTTTACTTGATCACTCATTTCTTTAAATATGTATTATAGTTTTTTCTTCTTTTTCTTTCTTGGTCTTTATGTCATGGCAATGGGAACACAAACATTGTAAGTTGTCTAATTCACAGAATAGCCTCTCTACAAATCCTGGAAGATCTGCTGCACAATTGAGAGAACCCGCAGGAACTATGTGGTCTACATTGATCTTTTTATCAGGAAACCATTGCTTACACTCATTACATTGATATTCAAACTTTTGTCGTTTATTAGGACCTTTATAAATCCTCTTAGAGTTAAGTTTACACATTGTAATG